TCAGGTGTTTCACCATTTATTTCGGCTTCGTGCTTTTCAAGAAGCTCCTGTTCCACTTCTGCAACAGACTTCTCTTCTACTACGCCTAGGTCTCGTACTTTAATTTCCATTGTATTTAATTTGTGCAAAGATAATTATTTTTTACCGACATCATCGTGGCTCGAACTCAGCAAGGTCAAAGCCATCAAGGCTATCCTCATTTGATTCAAAATTGATAGGCGGTAAGTTATTCTTACGCTGATTAATTAGTTTCGACTGCTCTGTATTCTGCTGGCTAATACGCTTTGCTTTAGCGTCTTCACGCATATCCTCTCGTCCAGCAATAAGTTCCTCAGTTACACCCTTGAGCTGCATATTGTAATTAAACTCCTGCTGCATCAACTGGTTTTTAAGCTGGGCTTCCATCTGCATACGCTCAATATCAAAAGCCACCTCGGCCTGCTTAATCTGCACTTTCTGCTGACCTTCAGCCTGTATCTTCATCATCTGAGCCTCCGTGGCTAACTTCTGCGACTCGAACTGCTGCTGAGCCTGCATCTGCTGCTGTTGAAGTTGCATAGCTTCCTCGCGCTCTTGCTTCTTCTTGCGCTTGAGCTTGAGGAGTTGGTTTGCCAACTTAATGTTTTTAATTTCTCTGATATCGATAGCGTCCTCCAAGTTAATGTCGTTCTTAGATAAAGCCATCTGGATATTCTGCTCTAGCATAGCCCGCTGCTCTTCGTCAGGAGCTATCTCAATAAAGACACCGAAATCGTAGATATATAAATCTTTGATATCGTTTAAGATAGAAACATTATACTTGCCGATTTGATTAGCAAACTCTTCCTTGAAATCCGCATACTCCAGGATGTCGGCTACCCTGCACGACAAAGCTTCAGCCAACGACTTCAAGATAAATAAGCTACCATCTAAGATATGTCGAGTAGCTACGTTAGAGTTTAGTGCCGCTAGCTTTTGTACCCCTACGAGCGAATTAGGGTCAGGCATAGAGCCATCACGCGCTTCGTTGAGGCCCGTAATATCACGTATCATATTGAGATAGTGATTGTAGTTCCCAATTAAAGCGCTAATCTTAGACTGCCCCGAGTTGCTGGTGAGTTGCTGAATAGGTACTCGAGCGTTATTAAACTCGCCATCCTGTGTATAGCTACGCCCGACTACGCTACCCGTCTGGAAGTACAGCCGCAAGGCGTCCTCGGGGTTGTATGCATTGCCTGTCCCGAGGTCTACTTCGTTAAGTCCGTCAGCATCAATGAACACACCGTCAGGGACGATGCGCGACATTACTTGCTGTAATTTAAGGTGGGTAATCTGTATCTGGTCCGCCAAAGGAATCATACGCCGAACCAAAGATTCGATATTACCCTTGTACATACGTGGCGCACAAGCCAAGTAATTTGGCGTAGCGTACTGCGATGCAGATTTAGGGCGGACCATATTTTCCGCCATCTCCCACTTAAGAATAATATTAGTCCCCATAACCATAACGCCTTCATACCACACATCGATAGTCTTTTCGATTTTTTCGAATCGACCCTCCTGCATCATCTCTTCTGGCGGGTTAAACGTATCGTCTTTCTCAACCACCTTGGCTCCTCCACCATCCATCACCTTCTTCTTATAGACAAACTTCTGCGTTGTCTTGTAGTTGAAGTACATAAGGGTAGTGGTATCTTGATAGAAGATATCGTTATCGTAGAATTGCTGTACGTTATAATAATCGTACCAGCTCTGGGAATGCTTTGAAATTTCCTTGAGGTCATCCGTAGTAAGCGTAGGGTCTATCTTGATAAGCTCAGTGATAGGAACTGTCTTAATTTCTCCCCAGTAAAAATTATCCTGAAAAAACGGGTCTTCAGTATAACTATATACCACGTTTGCGGGGTCTACATATCTAACCTGTACCCCGTCGCCCTTTAAGAACTCGTGCTTGACCATACCGACGCCTAAAACCGTAAGGTCGTAGTCTACGCGCTGGCGCGTGTCGTTGTATTTGTTTTGCTCAAGCAGCGTATTGATAGCCTCTTCCTCTGCTATTTCGATAGCTGGCTTATAGTTGAGTTGCATATACAGCGACAACTCGTCATCGCTATTGGGAAGCTCGTCAGGAGACACGGTAAAAGGGTCTACGCCAAAGCTTTCTTTGATTTGCACCAAAAGGTCTTTAGAGACCATCTGAGCCTCTATCATATCTTGATACTTACTGCGCTTCGCCGACGACATAGCGTCTTGAGCATAAGCCTTTACGTCAAACAAGCGGTCCGACATACCGTTGACTACGATATCTACGAACTTAGGGATGATTGGAATCGGAGTCCAGTCCAGGTTCAAATAAGAAAGGTCGCCATCGACCGAGAGTTCGTTTTTGTACTTAGCAATAGACTGCTCTCCTCTAGCGTACAATCGGAGTCGATTAAAATCTCTCCATTGACTGTAAAAACGACAACCGTTTCCATCCCTCTTAAACCACTCATATTGAATGGCTTGTCCAATCTGCAATCCATACTCATAAGTCGCTTTTTCAGCGTCAGAAACAAATTGGGTAGGGAACGAGGCAGATGCTATATTAACCTGAACATCTCTCATTATTTAACTAGTTCGCTTATATTTCCACGATTGTTGTATCTAGCAAAGGTAACAGATAATTTCGATTGCTTTTCAACAGGTTGATAGATGTGTTTTTGGTTAGCCATAATAGCCAATCCCGAGCTTATCGTAGCGTCAAATCGAGTCCTGTTGTTGATATCAAATTTAGCCCAATCTTCGAGCGTCCTAGTAAATGGCATAGTACCTATATCGCCCTGTTCTCGGTACGTCCCTTCCATATCAATGCCAACGTGTTTCTCGATATACGTCTCGATAGCTGAAGCGTGAGACTGCTTAACGTCTTCAGATGTATTCGGTATGCCGCCTAACTCCTTTTCCGTCTTGGACAGCTTATTGAATTTTTTGTCGGGGCGGTTCATAGAAAACTTGCGGTAGCCTCTATTCTTAAAGTGGTAGAGCAGCCTCGGTTTATTATTCTCCGTAAGGATAGGCATACCATAAAAAACGCAAGCCATCAGTACCTCTTCAAAAAATATCTCTGCCGTCTGAGGACGAGCGACATACTCTAAAAAAAACTCGTTACTCGGCGCATCGTCCATATTGAATTTAGTCATCCCGTGGAGAGAGCCGTTTGAGCCCCTCCCCCCTACGACACCCGAGATATCGTACGGGTCACACCCCAGCGAGCCGATATGCTCATTGCCAGGGTACTTCATCCCGTTACGAATAATGACGTGGTTTTGCATCCTAGCGGGAGGCGTCCACCCCAAAAGAAAACGACCGTTACGCTCTGGCGTCCATATAACTTGGCTGTCTTTTTGGCCGTCTTTCCAATGAAAAGAACCCCTAGTAAGGTAGTGCTCCTTTATCATCTCGTCGTTATAGTCAATTTGCTGATATATCTTAGTCAGGTTAAATATAGACTGCTTACTCTCGTCACGAAAAGCGTGGGACTCAGTACGCGGGAATTGACGATAGAACTCGTTGAGCGCATCAGGGTCGTTCTTAAGTGAAGCTACCTCGTTTTCCCAATACTCAATAGCCCCCATCTTTATAGACTGCCCGTCAATACCTTTAACATCGTGCAAAGGCTTTATAAATACGGGCATACCATACCTATCGATATACCCTTCAAAATTCCATTCCATAGGAATAAATAGGCTGTACATACCGCTCTTGGTCTGGCCGTTAGCGTTGCGGTTGCTTACGTCAGATTGAGAGTATAGCGTTTTGTAGTTCCCACCGCCTTTGCTTAGCGCGTTGGACGTAGAACCCATCATACACTTCCCTATGATGCGGCTACCCAATCGCAAACAAGTTTTGGTGACGCGCCAGTTATTGAGGATATTCTCTGGCTTCTCCCACTTACCGCTTTCGTCGTGAACCAAGAGCAAAAGCTTCTCTCCGTCATAGCTGTTGTCGGCTGTATTCTTCCAGTCTATAGTAGTATCAAGTCCGTCAAGCTCTTCAGACTCATCGAGGTACATATTGCGCTTGGTAATCTTTGACGCAGGTACCCGATATGCAAGCTCTGTTTTGGGCTTATCCATACCGTCTTGTATGGGCTTGAAAAAGAACGGGTAGTTCGCTGATATAGGAACCACCTTATCGGTAAACATCTTTTTGGCGTCAGCACCCGTTTTAGAAAGTATTCCAACTCGAGCGTCCTTAGCGAGAGTTCCTATATTGACGCATTCCGAAGAACCCATAAAAGAAAATCCTGAACGACGAATCTTTAAGTAGCACATACCGAAACATCGGCTGTCTGCCTTGCAAGCCTCCCAGAAGATATAGAATATACGGTTGGCCTCTCGAAAGTCAGGGAGCCCTACGTCAATTTTAGTCCACTGGAGGTACGTATAGTGTGAGCCCGTTATGTAGGTAGGGACTCCATTATTCATAAACCAGGCGCCGCTTTCACGTCTGTCGAACTCGCGCTCCACGAAATCTACCCACCTGTCTTTAAAATCAGCGGGCATCTCGTTCCACTGAAATATCGTCTTGATACGTGTAAGTTCTTTAGGGTACTCTAAGGGCTGCCAGTACTGTTCTTTTTTAGATTTGCTTCGCTCTATAGGGTTACTACAAACCATAGGGAGTGCAATACGTACGCCCTGTATCTCTACCACATCACCTACCGTACCGTCTTTTGATATAACGACAAAGTCATAGTCTTCGTTATAACCGTATTGCCAACTTTTAGCTTTATTCTTCCTTGTAAGTACCTTTTGGGGAACTATATCATTTAGATAAATAAGCAGTTTATTTTGAACGTCTTTCCGCAAATCCTTGCTTGGTATTAGTAGATGAATCACCACGCTTTTCCATCGCCTCTAAATTTTCTCTCTCCTGCTCAATACGGTTAAGTATCTCTAGCGCATCGAATATAGCAAGTTTTTTTGTAGCCGCTGCGTTCTTTAACCTGTCGGCGGCCAGCTCGTCTTCTATATCGGGCTTTATGATATCTTCTTTGGCTACCTTAATAAGCTGCTCTACCGCCTTGTGACCCGCAGCTATAATTTTTTCTTTGAGTTCTTTCGCGTTCATAATACCAGCGTTATGTTGTCAGTAAACATACGGTACAACTTTTCCCCATCTACAGTAAACTCATACTCGCTATCAGGAAGAAACGATATCTCATCGCCTTCGTTTACACCGAGCGCTAAGAGCTCGTCATTTCCATACTTAAGCCTTCCGATAAGGGGCTCTTCTTTTGAGAACTTACCTATCCACGATTCTTTTTCTTCTACAGGCTCTACAAAGCAATACTTCCCGTGCGCTCGCCACTTGTCATCTTTTTTGTACAAAAAAAACTGGTCGTCGGTTACAAAGAAGAGGTCGTCCTTAAAATAGCTGCGACCGCTTTTTTGAGCCCCATACATATCGTAGTAATATTTAAATACGTTATGATGCACCAGAAGCGTATCTCCTGGCTCTATAGGGCCTGAATAAGAAAGTGGGACGGACTGTACGATAGCGTAGCGGTTAGAAAACCTGTGGTCTTCTTGAGACGAACTTACGATAAACTCAACGTCGTCGGCCCTTCGTTTGTTATCGTATCTGCTGCTATTTTTTGGCTTTACTATAAATGCGCCTGGTGACCTCATTAAAAATTAATGTTGTACTCTACAGATAGCGGCATAGTGTACGAAAAATGTTTCCAAAGCATTATTTCGTTATTGCGCTCTATCCATATTTGAATTGAATTTGATTTCTCCTCAATTTTGATGAGGTGTATTTTATAATTGCCACCGAGAACCTCCTGGCCTAATAAGTAGTGCATCCCCGATTTATAATCAGGCCCTATGGAGATTTTTCGAATAAGCATTATAGATGGCGAAACTCTTTATTCAGACGGACTTTTAACAGTTACTTCGCCCGTCTCAATATTGATATTTGAGTTGACCCCATAAGTCTCTATCAAAGACTTTTCCATATCGTAGTAAGAAGATTTAATCTTATCGATATTGTTGAGGATATCTTGTTGCTGCATTAAGCATTCGCCCAGAGCAACTTTGTTTTGGTTGAGCTCGGTTAGCGCATCGCGCAATTCTTTCAACTCGCCTTCAGTTAATTTATTCATTTAATTTAGTTTAATTACCACGTAGCAATAGCTACTCTTTTCCAAGTATTAGCCGCAATGCAAACATAGATATAATCTGTCGTCCACACAACATCCCCTTGCTCTCCAGTAGCCGTCGCTGAAGCAGGTGCTGTTCCAAGGGTGACCTTAGACCCCGAGTCAACCCAGTCTAAAATATCGGTGCCGCCAACCTGTTGAACAACACTTAATTGTTGATTAACGCTCGGCGCAGTAGAGGGGAGGCGTATGTGATAATCTTCGGTGGGCTGGGCGCCAAATCTAAGTGAGTGAGCATCACCAACAAAACGCAATGTAGCTGGGTCGCTTACTCCGCTTGGCAAGTCAAGACTTTTCGAAACTGAATTTAAAGTTAATATAGGTGTTGCGCTAGTGAGGTCGCCCCAAAAAGACAAATCTTTATTAGCTCCGATATTATACCTTCTTGAAGAATCTTCAGTTAAAGTAAGGTCAGAATTGCCAAGGTTAATGGCTTGCGGATAATCAATCCAGTCTAATACCCCAGAGCCGTTGGTCTTTAATATTTGCCCAGTATTGCCGTCGGTATTGGGTAGCGTAAGCGTATAACTAACGTTGCTCAAGCTATTAGGAGCTACTATACCGACAGAGCTGGTCCCCGTGTTATCTTTTAACTTTAAAGGTATGTTAGCGCCTACAGAAACTTCAGAGCCGCTAACGGTAAGGGCTGAGCTACCTCCCGAAGCAAACGATAATGTGCCTGAGCCTAAATCGTAACTTCTGCTATTGTCCGATTGTACAAGGTTGGAGTTTCCGAGATTAGATACACTCGTCCAGTCCAAGACTCCAGAGCCGTCCGTCTTTAGTACCTGCCCAGTATTGCCGTCGCTCGCAGGAAGTGTAAGCGTATAGCTGCTCGACAAAGAGTTAGGTGATTTTATTGCGACGGAATTGATTTCTAAGTTGTCTTTAAACCTTAAGGGGACGTTAGCCCCTAAAGAAACTTCAGCCGTATTAAGCGTAAGTATATAGTCGCTACCGTTGGTAAAAGCCAATACCGAAGCCCCACCATTTAAATCATATTGCCTTAGAATACCGTCTTGAGTAAGGTTGGCGCTGCCTAAATTTATAGAAGCGTCTGAATTAACCCAGTCCAAGACCCCATCGCCGTCCGTCTTCAATACCTGTCCCGCAACGCCGTCCGTGGGGGGAAGCGTAAGCGTATAGCTGCTCGACAAAGAGTCAGGCGATTTTATTGCGACGGAATTGGTTCCTAAGTTGTCTCTGAGCCTTAAAGGGACGTTAGCCCCTAAAGAAACTTCAGAGCCGCTAACAGTAAGGGCTGTATTCGCCCCGTAATTAAACGCGAGCGTACCCGAACCTAAATCGTAATTCCTGAGAAATGTGGTTTGAGTAAGGTCAGAATTACCTAAATTAACGGAAGCCGTAGAGTTGTTTTGCCAAGACAGCGTACCCGAACCATCGTTTACCAAAACCTGGCCTGTTGCGCCAGCCGCTGCTGGAAGCGTAAGGGCATAAGACGTAGGTACCCCTACAGGTGATTTAAGCGCAACGTAACCTGCGTTACTGCCATAAAACTTAAGCTCTACCGCAGACCCTGCAACGCTGTCGTACCCTAAGCGCACAGAAGCGGGTTCGCTAGGGGATGGCTTTTTAATTGCGAAATAAGAATCTACGCCTTCTGTAAAGTTTATTGAGCCCCCATTTAAATCGTACTCTCTCGATGTCGCTGCTGTTTGGGTAAGGTTAGAATTACCTAAATTGATAGACGTAGCGCAAGCGGTAACCGCACTACAAAAGTCGGTAATTTGAGACGTTGTAATAGCGATAGGGCTTTCCGAAGCCGACGTTACAATTCCTTTTCCATCAATCGTAAGCGTAACCGAATTCGCGGCATCTCCAAAGGTGCCGCTGCTAGCTTGAGTGCTTAAAGAAACAGCGCCAGAAGATATAGAAAGCCCTCCCGAGGTAGGGAACGAAGCAATTCCTTGAATCGTATCCGTTGCTACATTAACGTTATTGTCAATAACGCTCCATTCCGATTCGTTAACGGGGTTGTCCGAGTCAGCAATTATAATATCACCTATACTTAAAGTTGAGCTCCAGAAACCTGCGCCGTCTCCCGCGACCGTAACCGCGTAAGTAAACCCTGTTAATATTCCCGCGCCTGTAGGTGGAGCAGTCGACGCGTCATATGAGCCTTGAAAAATTAAAGCCCCTGAGCCAGCAAATGTATTGTCTACATATTGCTTGGTTGCCGCGTCGGTAGCGGCACTAGGAGCACCTAAGTTAATAATTCTATTCCCTCCCATTAAGACGGAATTAGTTGCTGCCCCAAAGGTGCTAAAAGGAATAAGCGGAGACGCAATCCTGTACTGCGAACCAGTGCTGTTTACTACCGCAAAATATCCCGCGTCGGTTGCCGAAGAAGAAACAGGAAGCTCATTTAAATCGAGCGTAAAGACAATGGTGTCGTTATTTAACGCATTCGTGACTAGCCCTACGCCCCCCGAAAAGGTAATAGTATCTCCATTTACAACGGTTTGCGCAGTGCCTGTGTCGCCCGTTATATTAAAAGAAGACAACCCTATAATATCGCCAATACGATAGTTCTTGGTAACATTGTTGTTGTTAACGTCAGTCCCTATGACCTTATCGTCAGTCGTAGGGCTGGCGTCTATGGCATATAAGCTAATCTTAGACATACGTTCTTATCGATTGCGACGGTTCTTACCCATTACTACTGCGTTGAGGATACGAGACAATATATTGACGACTTTATCGTCTTTTTCGGTCTCTGTCAAAGCAGTAATTGTTCCCGCCGCTGTAATAATGGCGAGCAAAATTTCGCTCCAAAATTGTGTCAAAAAATTCATTTTCTTTAGTTTAAAAATTCATATTTTTCCTGGACCTGAAATGAAGGGCAAGCCTTACTAGAATATTCATTATGTCCGTGGATACTTAACTCCCCAAAAATAAGGCGTAAACTTTTAATGAGTTCGAGCATTGAAATATCTTGCATTTCAGTCATCGTGTCTTTAGGGGTTTTGCCGTCTCTTTCTAATCCCCCAATATAACACACGCCAATAGAGTCGTAGTTTTCTCCCTTTGTGTGGCTGCCTTTTTCATCGATATCCCTGCCCTTTTTTATCGTTCCGTCTAGCTCTATAACAAAATGATATCCAATATCTGACCAATTGCGAGGTGAAGAAGTATGCCATCTCCGAATAGTTTCCGCAGATATATCTTGGCCTTCTCGCGTAGCAGAACAATGTATTATAACTCTTCTTATATCTCTCATAACAAACAAACTAAACATAAGGCCAACCCAATTACAGCTACCTTAACAAGGTATAGACTGTCTTTGTATTGCTTTTGGCGATTCACTCTATGCCTTTTTTAGCCAGCAAGATTTTAATCTCGTTTACGCCCTCAAGCAATACCTCCAATGTTTGCTGGACTTTAGTTTCTTGTTTTTCTAAAGAATAAAGGCGGCTTTTAATTTTAACAATTTCGCTCTGCATCTTGACGTACGTTGTAACAATACCCGAAGCAGCGCCTACGCCAACTGATATAAGTTCGTAATTCATATTTTCTTTTTGCTCTTTGTTTTTTTCAATCAAAGTATAATTCACCCCCGTATTTAAAGTGCAATCAGAATTAAATTTCATATTATAAAGTTACGGAGCTACTTCTTCTTCAGTACATTCCCACTCGTTAGGATTGGGCGGATAAGGGATGCGGTTTTCGCACTTATAATACCACCCAGGTTCTCCGACCTGAAGGTCGATATAAGCCGCCATTTCTTCTTCTGTATCGAATATATCTAAATAATCTTGCCCTGTACTGAGCTCACCCTTGCTAGCATACCCATAGTTATTTCGCGGGTTGCCCTTTACTTCTTCGCCGTTATTAAAGGCGAACCAAAAGGCGGGCGTCTTAAATACGTGTGTATGCTTAGCCATTACTCAACGATTTCTCCAATTTGGTCCTCAGTTACTTCTTCTGGCTCTGGCGGGAACCATCCGTTGGCTTCCATATACGCCTGGTCGTGGACCGTACACTCGGTCGGGATAATCTGTTCAAAGAGAACCGTCGGCGACGTGGTGATAAGCGTAGTAAGCGAGTCTTTCTCCGCCTCTGGCATCAAAGGAAACAAAAGCTGTAGCTCAGTCAAATCTACCGCTGGGTTGACATAGATAAGCCAATCTAAGATAATCGACAGTGCTGCCTCCCCTGTAGTAGGGTGGATGACAGAGCCAAATAGGTTGAAGTTAGCCTCGTCAGGGTTCTGGATAGACTCTGGACGGGTGATACAGTAGAGTTGACGAGAGATAGCTGCTGCTCGCTCTTCTGAGGTAAGCCCTCCTTCGGGAGGTACGATTAGGTAATTACTCATTTTTGTTTATTGATGTTGTAATACGTAAAGATATTGCTTTCTACTTTAGGCTTCTGAGGCTTCTGCGAAATTGGTATGACCTTGGGCTTCATTAGTATATGTCGTAAAACGTGTTGATGTTGTCCTCGATGTCTGTTCGGTTGCTGGATTGGTTGGAAGTGTATAGAATTATTTCTTGTATGGCTCCATCCCAGCTTCTTGTGGTTATCGTTCTATCCTGTGTTATTTGATTTACATTTCCGCTTGCTGACGTATGAATTAAACTCAATAAACTTTGTGACAATGGTTTTTTGCCTGCCGTTGAAGTAAAGTCTACCGTTTGCCCATTAATACGGTTGTCACCATTAATAACATAAGTAGCCGAATATCCAACCCGTAATAATTGATAACTAACACCAGGACTATAATCTAAAGCAGTTGAGTGCCCAAGGATTGGTGCATATAGAACGGTTCGGGTGCTTTTTGAAACGTGAAAAACACTTTGAACAGATGTCAGACTGCTTGTCATATTAAATGTAGCGGTTCCCGAGGTGCTGAATTCTACCGCAGGCTTCCCGTTGTCCGTCACTACGCCCGTAGTCCCGTCGTAAATCTTCGGACGATTAGCAGACGTACCCTGTGTAGCATCGTTGCTGTTACCACTCTGGTCATACCAAGTAGCCACAACCATATCGTTGCCAGCTGCCGCTGTAGTCAAAGCTATAGTGTCCAGCTCTCCGTAAGAGTCGAAGCCTATGTCAGTCGTTCCACCAACGTTGTCAGCTCGCTGTACCTGTATGGCACTGCCTGTGTACGTAGAGCTTAGTCTACGCAAGCTATAAGCAGCAGCCGCTCCTGGATTCTCGTCCAACAAGCCAGCCAGTGGGATGTCATAGTAGCCTCCGATGTTATCCTCGATGTCGGTGCGGTTGGCGGATTGGTCGGAAGGGTACAAAATGACTTCTTGCATTTTGCCGTCTAAAAATTGGCTTGATATTGTTCGACCACCGATTTTTAATTCACCATATCCCGTGTTGGCTATTCCCGTTATGCTTTGGTCTGCACCATCAATTGAAACAAATGAACCGCCCGTATCAGCAGAAACAAAAAACAAATGTCGCGAAGTGTCAGCCGCTTCTAATACGGTCGCGCTGCTTCCATCAAACCAATTGAAATTTCCTGAATTTACAAATAGCTGTCCTTTCGAGTTTGTTTGGTCACAAATGAATTTTTGATTGCTGGTTGTGTCAGTGCTTAAGCCCGTAACGATTGCGGTAAAATCGTTCGCAATAGTTAAAGAGGCATCCATAATATTTGAACTACCATCAAACTCAACAGCAGGTTTTCCATTCTCCAATATTACCCCAGTTGTACCGTCGTAAATCTTTGGACGATTAGCGGATGTAGCTTGAGAGGCATCGTTGCTGTTACCACTCTGGTCATACCAAGTAGCCACCACCATATCATTCCCTTGAGCAGCTGTAGTCAAAGCTGTAGTGTCCAGCTCTCCATAAGAGTCGAAGCCTATGTTGTGAGTACCCCCGACATTGTCAGCTCGCTGCACCTGTATAGCACTGCCTGTGTAGGTTGAACTTAGTCTACGCAAGCTATAAGCAGCAGCTGCTCCTGGGTTCTCATCGAGCAAGCCAGCCAGCGGGATGTCATAGTAGCCGCCGATGTTATCCTCGATGTTCGTGCGGTTGGCGGATTGGTCAGATGGGTAGGTAATAATTTCTTGAACTAAACCGTCACCTAATTGTGAGCCGTTGCCGCTACCCATAACACCAATATTTGCGGTGTTCGTGCTATTTATTGGGCCAGTCCAACCCGCAATGCTCGACGACGTATTGCTACCATTATAAGCGTAATTGTACGCTCCCGTTGAGCCGTTGAAGTTTAAACTCCTGACCTGCTGTGTTAAATCTGCTCCAGATAAGGTTTGGTTTAAATATCCTGTATTATTATCATTTACCTGAAGATATCCACTACTCGAATAAATAAAAAACCCTTGCACTCCTGTGATGTCGTCACAAAACAGTCTTTCAGTATTACTTAATGAATCGAATTTAGAGACCGAATAAATCGAAAGTCCTGATGTATAAGTTAAATTTCCAGCATTACTCAAATAATCACTTGTTCCATCAAACTCAACCGCAGGATTCCCGTTCTCCGTTACTACGCCCGTCGTCCCGTCGTAAATCTTAGGACGATTAGCGGATGTAGCTTGAGAGGCATCGTTCCCATTGCCACTCTGGTCGTACCACGTAGCCACCACCATATCATTGCCAGCTGCTGCTGTCGTCAAGGCAGCTGTGTCTAAGTCTCCGTAGCCATCGAAGCCGATGTCAGTCGTACCGCCTACGTTATCTGCACGCTGTACTTGAATGGCACTGCCTGTGTACGTTGAGCTTAGACGACGTAAAGAGTAAGCTGCTGCTGCTCCTGGGTTCTCGTCTAAGAGCCCTGGGAGCGGGATGTCATAGTAGCCACCGATGTTGTCTTCGATGTCGGTGCGGTTGGTGGATTGGTCGGAGTCATATATGACTATCTCTTGGATGTTGCCGTTCAAAAAATATAGACCATCTCTGCCTCCTATGGAATTACTATTAAACCGCCCTCGACACGTATAAGATTGGGTTCCTTGAACCCCATCTAAATATGCGCTTGTTGTAGAGCTTGCATAAAGTTGCGAAAAGAGGCTTTGTGTTTGATTGTAACTGTCGCCTTGTGCATCATGCGCACCTACAAATCGCGTTGCGCTGTATGTTGATGCCGCGTCTCTATTAAACCCAAGGGCGTAAATAGTGCTGGCAGTGCCGAAACTATATAAGTTTGCCTCGGTTGTTGTGTCAGTATGCTTACCAATAGAAGCTATGTAAATATCGCTTTGGCTGAACGGATACGAACTAACACTCAATTCGTCATCCGTCCCATCAAACTGCACCGCAGGCTTTCCGTTCTCCGTCACAACACCCGTCGTACCGTCGTAAATCTTAGGACGATTAGCGGACGTAGCTTGAGAGGCATCGTTCCCGTTGCCAGACTGGTCCAACCATCCCGCTACCACCACGTCTTCGCTACCTCCGTAGGCAGCCAATGAAGTAGTGTCCAAGTCGTTATTGGAATCAAAGCCGATATAGACTGGTCCCTTAGTGTTAAGGGCCGTCTGCACCAGTACAGCAGAACCCTGATAGCTAGAGTTAATCCTACGCAATGAGTAAGCCGCAGCAGCGCCAGGATAGTTATTCAACAACAAAGGCGCTACAGGCTCAGTATAGATGTCGTAGAACGTGTTGATGTTGGTTTCAATTCCTGCGCGGTTGGCGGATTGGTCAGAACCGTACATAATAATTTCTTGAATATTACCATCATAAAACCAAGTTACTTTGTCATCGCTTCCGCCGATTTCGCTAACACCTAAACTGGAAGTATTGATTGGGTCTGTTGTTCCCAAAGATGTTGCGGTCGCCTGTGTTCCGTTTTCAAAATATTCAATGTCGGCAATATTCGAACTTGAAGCCAAATGCACGGAACCAAGCGTTTGAGAGTCTATTGGGTTATTTGCAAACACTTGACTTCCAGTTACACGTATAGCAACCTCGGGCGTAAACTGCCACAAGGAACCCGTCCCGCTTCCGTTGTCTGTTAAGCTGAAAATTGAATCCGTTCCAACCGTGTCGGCTTTAGCAATTACAAACATAGAGCGCCCGACTGTTCCGCTAATTACAACGCTACTTGTTTTTAACACATCGTTCGACCCATCGAACTCCACCGCAGGCTTTCCGTTCCCTGCGCTGCCTTCCGTCACCACGCCCGTCGTCCCGTCGTAAATCTTCGGACGATTAGCAGACGTACCCTGTGTAGCATCGTTGCTGTTACCACTCTGGTCGTACCAGGTAGCTACAAACACATCATTAGAACCCCCGTAAGCAGCCAGTGAAACTGTATCGAGCTCACCGAATACATTGAACCCAATATCCTGAGTTGCTCCACCTACCGTATCCTGAACCTGTACCGCTGAGCCTGTATACGTCGAGTCCAAAAGCCTCAAAGAGTACGCCGCCGCCGCACCTGAATACGTGTCGAGTAGTGGCGTGTTTTGGGTGAAGTAGTCGCCGACGTTGGATTCGATGCTTGTTTGGTCTGCGCTTGATTTGTCAGATGCATAAACGATTATCTCTTGGTTTTTGCCTTCCCAATTTTCACCAGCGCCACCGTTTGCGCCAATTATAAAAGGTACAGAATTTGGATAAGTTATATCTGCTCCCGTAAAAGTTCCCGTATTTGTTCCGCTTGCATCGACAAAACCTTGTTTTGAATTCAAAGTAAATAACGTTTTTGACAACGGGTAACTTCCCGAACCTTGACTGGTTGTTCCTCCATTCAATCGAGTAATCATAGTGTCGCCAAACCTGCGCAATAGTATTAATCGCCCATAGGGGTCAGTGTGCGAGCCTGCTATTTGCGGTAAAGCATAATTTATTTGGACTCCAGTGTTTGTACCTGTTGCAATGCAAGTTTGAAATATGGTTAATTCTGGGTCGTTTGCTACCCCGTTGCTAGTGCTTAAATAATCGCTTGCCCCATCAAAGTCCAAAGCCACCTTTCCGTTCTCTTTCACCAACGCGCCAGTTGTGCCGTCGTAAATCTTAGGACGACTAGTGGACGTAGCTTGAGAGGCATCGTTCCCATTGCCACTCTGGTCGTACCAGGTCTCTACGAAAACGTCGTTAGAGCCTCCATAAGAGATAATAGCCGCCTCGTCAAGGTTGTCGTTGGCATCGAAGTAAATGTCCTGCGTAGCGCCTCCTACGGTGTCCTGGACCTTCATAGCAGGCCCTGTGTACGCGGTGCGCAACTTACGGACCGAGTAAGCCGCCTCAGCTCCGCTTCCGTAACTAGTGTCCAAAAGTAGGTTCCCTACAGGAGCGCCACCCAAATCGACAATAGTCCAGTTGTATGGAGCAGAAGTTAACTTGTTATAAGCAGCTGTAGCCGCCGAGTCTACCGAACCGTGGAGCTGGTTGATATTCGATAGCGTAACATTAGCTTGTAAAGAGCCCGCTCCAGTCCCTTGAGCCGCCCAGCCAATAAGCAAAGCGTCCCAGTTAGCAGCACTTATGTTGCTGCCAGTAAGCATATCGACAGCAGTAGTAACCCCGCTTACGTCCCAGTTCGCTAAATCCTGGTCAAACGCAGCAGCGTTCTTAAACGTTGAAAATAAATTCGTTAAAGACGTAGTCGTCCAAGCCCCTACAGGTTGATTAAATAAAGTGGCGCCTTGAAACATTTGGCTAAACGTAGTTACGCTAGCAACATTCCAAGAACTAATGTTTTGATTGAACGCTAAAGCGTTACTAAACATCGCGTTAAAAGCACTTGAATTGCCCGTATCCCAACCGCTAATATCTTGATTGAAAGCACTAGCGCCACTAAAAGCAGCCGTAAAACCGATAACGCTAGAGACGTCCCAGTTATTTAAAGGATTATTAAATGCCGCGCAATTTTGAAATGGCTGTATAAGGCTCCCGACGTTATGCTGCAAAACAAAATTAAAGTTGGGGTTGGAAGTAGAGTTTTTATAAAAATTCCCCGCCAAGCCCGTAATGGGAGACGCAACAGTTCCCCAACCACTTAAATCACCACTTAAGTTATCGCAATTTTCAAAAGCAGACGTCCTCAATACCTTGCTTCCAAAAGTAGGAGAAGAAGTAGTCGTAATATTTAAATTTTCGCAATTAGTAAAGACATATTCGTTGAGATACAAAACCGCCGCTGCCCATTCAGAAATATCCTGAACCTTAAGCCTGTCGTTGGCAGCACTTAGCGTAGTGCCGTCTTGAGAAGCCCAGCTAATATGGTCGATAATAGGGGTAGTAGTTGCCGCTACCGCAAACATCTTTACTGTATACGTACCCGCAGCAGCATACGTATGCGTAGCTTCTGCTTGGTTCCAACTCGTAATTTGCTCGGCATCGCCGTCGCCCCACTGGACGTAAAAATCATAAGTGCCAGATGAAATTAAAGGAAGGCGGTATTGATTGTTTGCCGTGCTCCCGACTTCGGTAGCCGTAGTGTCAATAGTAAAAGTTAAAGCAGGCGGAGGCAAATTCGGGTTTACCAAGTCGGTAATAGTCCATCCATAATCATTAACCAACTTCGCTTTGGCGTCGGCAGGAGCGCCAAAGTTTGCGTATTGGTTAATACTAGAAAGCGTTACGCCGCTTTGTATGTTAGGAGCCTGAGCCGCCCAAGCCACCAAAAGCGCTTGGTAATTAAAAGAGCTGAGCCCGCTATTCGTAAACATATCCGAAGCGTTCGCTAAGCTAGATATATTCCATCCGCTTACGTTGGGGTTGGCAAGGGTAGCGCCGTTAAACATCCCCGACATATTGGTCACGCTAGACGGGTTCCAAAAAACAAGTGAATTTGTAAAAGAAGTAGCCCCGTTAAACATATCCTGCATATCAGTAGCAGAAGACACGTTCCACGAAGTAAGCGAAGTACCCACAAAAGAAGTAGCGCCCTTAAACATCTCACTAAAAAATAGCCCCGAGGAAACGTCCCAAAGCGCTAAATTTTGGTTGAATGCAGTAGCGCCGTTAAAAGTGCCTACAAAAAAAGAAACGCCAGAAACGTCCCACGAATTAAGAGGCTGGTCAAATGAAGTGGCGCCGTTAAAAACATAAGAAACAGAAGTAAGCAAAGGATTGGTAAGGTCCCAGTTAGCTACAGAGCTATTAAAAGAAGTAGCGCCAGAAAACATACTTACTATGCCGCCTGAGCTAGGGCCTATATTTTGTAAAGAACCCGTACTAAACCAATTGCTTAAATCTTGGTTGAAGTTGACGGCGTTAAAAAACATAGCGCTTGCGTCGCGTACGTTATCTGTATTCCAAACGCCAATAGCTTGGTTAAATACAGAGTCCGTCACCCCTCCCGAACCAACGGGCAACGTACGGGCAAACATCCCACCCATATCCTGAAACGCAGACGTATTCCAACCCGTTATATTTTGATTGAAGTCTACGGCGTTTTTAAACATATCCGCCGCAAAAACAGGCGTACCCGTCAAAAAGGTCCAGTTGGGAAACGGCTGGTTATAGCGCAAACAAGAAGAAAAACATTCCGTAAAGTTGTTGCAGCTAGAAACGTCCCAGTAAAGACCTACATCATTTTGGTTAAAAATCGCTTGATTTTTAAACGCCCTAAACATATTGGTAGGAGTAAAGTCAAGCTCGAACTTTCCTCTAGAATTTCCCACAGGAAGCCCCGCAACGGATTTTCCTTCGTTAAATGATTCTGCGGTACCAGTAAATGGCCCTACCCAGTAAGCCGTATAAAAAGCAGGGGCAAGCTCGTCGCAATTAAAGAAAAATCCGTCTCCAATAACCTTGTTTAAAATAGTGGGGACGTTGCTTATAGTAGAAGCAAAAGTACCTAGGACCTCACATCCGTAAAATATATCTTGGTCAGCATAAAAAAGGGTAGCGCCAAACTGGTCAATAGACCTTACTTTAACCCCGTCTCCTTCGTTTCGATTTCCGAAATACCAACTGTTTACCGCCTGTTGCCGAATCGGTGAGTTAGGCGTAATGGTAATTTCAAAATTATCCGTAGGCAAAACCGTTCCGTAGTCGTGCGTAACCTCGGGTTGGTTATACGATGTAATAACGTCGGTATTGCCATCGCCCCAATCAACCGTAAAATTATAAATGCCCGTAGAGTACAAACCAAGTTTATACTGACCGCTAGGGGTTGAAGTCCCCGCCGAGTTATACGGGGTGACATAAAAATTCATAGGGTCTTGACTAGGGGGAGGGCCAGGAGCCGAACCCTGAGCAGCGCCAGGCGAAATACTGGCGCCAAACGCGTTAGCAATACCTATGATAGTTCCGCTCATATTACCAGAAAGCTACAATTTTTAAGTCTTCACCCGCGAGTGGTGTCCGTGCGCTTACCCTTCGTACCTGAACGGGTATAAAGGAGCCTGGCAAGACGCCCTCTAGCGTAACGAGAGAGCCCGAAGCGGTAATTATTGGAATCTTAAATCCCGCTGTGTTAGGCGCAAGCGTACCCCCTACATATAAAACGCAACCGTCGGTAGTCTCTGCGTATATAGTGTACCCGTATTCTTCTGTCCAGACATATCCGTTTTCTATCGTAGCCGTTAACTGCGTTGCGCTATCTACGGAGCTAACGACAGCAAAAGTAAAATTTGCACCGCCCCCCTTAATAACCATCCCAGGCTTTATACCTTCCTTAATAAAATCAGCGTTAGCGTCAATAAGCGTAAGCGTTGTTACGTTAGATTGCGTTCCTACCGTGCTCGTACTTTCGAAGATAGGTCCCGCAGGGTTCGGGATGTCGTAATCGAATGGAACTATTTCTAGCGCTAGTCCTACCTGTAATTTTTGATATGCCATAGTTTCTTATACTAATGTTAATGCCGCTTTTTTCCACGTAGCGCTGCCCCCAGCGCCCCCTGAAGTACACACATAAATACCATCATCCGCGCTTCCATCATGAAAGATAACTATCTGACCTGTAAACCCTCCCGTCGACGAACTCCTAGGGGCTATGTCTTGGGTTTGCATTAAAACCATAGACGTTTTTTGGAATGTAGCTATGCCAGGGTTGCTAAGGTCTCCAAACAAATAGTTTGCATACGTTAAGGACGACCCTGTTGGGTCGCTCGAAGTGGTAGTGCTACTGAATATCTTAGAAGCGCCTATAGCGTCGTCAGCGGTAAACTCACCTATATAGCTATCCGCGTTAGCACCACCAATCTTAGCAGATACAGTTACGTCACCTGTTGCTTCGCTAACGGTAATTCCGTCTCCTGCTACAATAGAGTCAACAGCGCCGCCGCCTCCAATAGTATCTGCTAGGTCTTGGATAGTGTATGCTTCTCGCCCAGCGTTTGCTTGAGCAGAGCCTTTATTTACGGTTTCCACTCCCGATGTTACGGTGTGAATCTTATTGGTTAAAGGGATGTTTGGCATAATTATTTATCGTATGGGAAAATTCTGTTTAACGTGTCGCGGCGTTGGCCGCAGCCACAATCGGAGCCTGTAGCTTGGGAGACCTTCTCCACTACCTGCTTGATACCTGTTGCTCTAGTAATTTTTTCAACGGTATCCCCTAATCCTTTTGAAGGGCGAGAACGTGAGGGCATTATATTCTGTTTTTACAAATGTACTTAATATTTCCCACGCCTATTGGACGGAGAGCTCTTCTTAGAACCGCCCTTACCAGCCCATAACTTTTTGCAAGCCCAGTAACGCGCCGTAAGTTTATTGGTGGCCGTACCACACTTATGACGAGCTTTAAAGCTCTTACGCGCAGCAGCAGAATAGTTATGTCCATAACCCTTGGCGCCGAAATGAATGAGCTTCTCTTTGCCGCCAGAGCAAGCTTTGACCATCATCTTCTTCCCCGCTCGGTCCGACCGAGTAGGGCTGTTGCATTTCATCTTGCTTTTATTCGCCATATCAACTATTCGTTACTCGTCCTGCCGCCGTATTGGAAACAAACTGACGCCTGCTTCCTCCTCGTCGTTTTTTCTTACGAGCTGTAGCAGCTCGCTCAGATTTACTCATAGAATTAGCTTTAGATAATGGCAGGCAGCGGTCAGGGTTCTTTGTGTCCTTACTGGTTCCGCAAGCGCCAAGGATAGAACCGTCCGTCCCTATCCGCACCCATTTCTGGTCCCGCCATTTCTTCAGCTCACCCATTATCGACGACCTCTCTTTTTGATTTTGGTCTTAACCGTAGTGCGTTTAGCGGGAGTTGTAGTCGTGGTAGTCTCCCGCTGAAATTTTTTGTAGGGGTGAAAACCCGATTTTACAGGCCTCCCTCCGTCTACGTTTGTATATTTAGGAGCGTAAATTCCCCTAGGCCCTGCGTACTCTTTTCCGGTAACTATAGCCGTTCTACTTGTAGTGGTTTGCGTTCCGTTAATTTTGGACTTAGTTTTTTTGACCTCTCCCTTTTTCGCTTTACGATTCTTGACAACTTCTTTACCCTTTACGGATTTAGTTGTTGTTTTTTTTTCTCCCATAAGTGCCTTAGACCCGTAACGGTTATCTCCAATAGGCTCAAAAAACACATCTTTTCTTGTAGTCTTCTTAGGGCCAACGGTCACCTTGCGCCTAGTAACCGTATTGCCAGACTTAGTCTTTGACTTTACTTTAGTAGTGCCGTCTTTTTTAGCACGCGTAACCGTTCTGGTTTTGTTTCCGCCAGCCGAAGCTGTCTTAGTGACTGTTCTTTTCTTAGCCATTATTTCTTGGATTTTTTAGACTTCTTTTTTAAAGCAGATTTCACCTTTTGGGTGCAGGGCTTTCCGTAATGCGCCATTATTTCTTGGATTTTTTTGCGTAGTTAGGGTCCTTACAATATTTACTAGCTGCCATATTCGCATACGCCGAAGGGTAACGGTCAAAAGTCCGCTTCGCCCAAGCGATTCCCGAAGGGCATATCTTATTGCCAGTTTTTTTAGTGCGTCCAGCCATAACTTATAACTTTGACCAAAGTTACAAATTAAATTTAATGAAGATTCACAAAAACATTCGCAAGCGGTACAGCCGCACAGAACCGCCCAACGACTACCTAAAGTACTGGCGCGTAATACGTAGGTGGGTAAAATCAAACTACGGACTCGGAACCGTAGAACTAGAGATGCTCCTCTTCTTATATTCAGAATCGTACTTCACAAAAGATACGTTCGATGAATACAACCAGCTGATGAGCTGGAATAAAAAACGATTCTCCGACCTCCTTCGCGATGGATGGATACACGTATTTAGAAAGCGCAAAGGGAATCAAAAAGCCCTGTACGAACTCTCATACAAAGGACGAGCTATGCTCAATGCCGTATACAATAAACTCAACGGGCAAGAGTTCGCAGAAACACAATCCGCCAACCCTATGTTCAAAAAGAGCGCCCCCTATACAGATGTAGTATACCGTAACTACATCAAAAAAATTAACCAGTCTATACGACAACAACAACGTCCCTCTCAAGAATAATAGTGTACGTAACGTCGCCTATCATCATAGAGTGACCAGCGTTCTTGTCGTAATAGATGACGTCGCCTTTATGTATCGTATCTATCTGAGTGCCAGACTCTACTACCGTAGCTTTTTTATAGCGAAACGATTTAGCGTCTTCCGTAGATAAAATCAAGCCAGACGAAGAAACAAACTGTTCGTCGATAGGGTCGATGACAAGGTATTTATTGATTGGCTTCATATTACAAAAATTGGTGTCCTAGGACCCATATACGAGCCTATGACATTATACTCAAAATACTCGACGGCTTCGTCAAAAGACATCTCGTCGTCCTTTACCAAACAATCGTAGCACTTGTCAATGCTGTAACACACACGGTAGCTATCCGCAAGCGGGTCATACGACAAGCCGATAATAGCGTCGTCAAATCCGTCAGCAAAAAGAGATTCCTCCCCTATGTCCGTAAGCCAATCATTTACTAGCTTCCTCATAGGTACGGGCTGATGTGATAATTGCATTGGTACTCAGTATTGTAGTAGCGACGCTTATAGCGTTGCGTAAAGCGCTCTTAGTAACTTTAGCAGGGTCAACTACGCCCTGGCGAATCATATTCCCATATTTACGAGTCTTTACGTTAAAGCCGTATCCGCGTCGGCGACTATCTATAACTTTATTAAGGACCTCTTCCGAATCGATACCAGCGTTTGTAATTATCTGAATAAACGGAGCCTCCAAAGCAATCGACAAAACCTTAGCCGCTAACGACTCTTCGCTAGAAATTTTTCTGCGCAAACTATAAGCACTCAAACGAGACGATTGCTCCAACAAAGCCACTCCGCCGCCAGGGACAATACCTTCGGTCAAAGCAGAACGAACCGCACAGACCGCGTCATCGACCCTGTCGTAACGCTCCTTCTGCTCCAAGTCCGTATTGCCGCCCACATAAATAACGCCGACCCCGCCAGCCAAGCTCGCGATACGCTCCAAGAAAAAATCCTTCTCGTCTTTTTTATTTGTATGCTCAAAAGCAGACCGCAACTCCTTTACCCGCTGGTCGATATCGCCTTGGTCAACCTTCGACTCGTCACGCATAACAACGGTATGGTCGCGCTTCACAACTACCTTCTTCGCAAACCCGAGGTCCGCCATCGTAATTAAAGACAAGTCGTCGCCCGTCTTCTCAGAGAAATATTTAGCGCCCAGCGATAGCGCCAAGTCGCTCATCACCTCCTCCTGCTTCCAACCAAATTGCGGAGGGTTAACGTTGCAAAACTTAATGCCGTTTTTCATAACGTTAGCAGCCATCGTATTAATGAAGTTCACAGAGCAAGGCGATACCAAAAGCAACTTATGCCTGTCGCTGATAATTTCCTTTAACACGCCCTCCAGCTGCAAAGGGCTGTTTATCTCGTTGCCACATACCATAACGTAACAGTCCTCCAAAACACACTCGTCCGTCTCGTGGTTATTTACAAAAAGAGGAGAGGTATAGCCACGCTCAAAACGCATACCTTTAGTAACCTCGTAATACGTAGACGGAAGCAAACCGTTCTCCACAGTTACCACGCCGTCACCACCGACCGCACGATAAACGTCAGAAATTATCTTGCCCAGCCCCTTGTCGTTATTTGCAGATATCGTAGCCACGTCCAACATCTTCTTGTCCGTAAGCTCAACTGCCGAACCCCCCACCCTAGCTATGGTCTCCTCGCTCAATACCGAAAGAAACCGCAGGAAATCAGCCTTGTTTATATCGCTATAGTCGCTGACAAAACTCTCCGTAACCTTAATCAAAGCTTCCGTCAAGACGATAGCCGTAGTAGTGCCGTCGCCCGCCTGAGTACTCGTACGCTCCGAAGCCTCGCGCATAATACGTACCGCCAAGTTCTCAACGGCGTCCAGCAAGTGGATAGATTTCGCAACCGTAACGCCGTCCTTAGTAACCGTAATGCCGTGAGTATGCTGCTCCGATTCTATAATAACAGTTTGGCCGCTAGGACCCAAAGTGCTCTTGACAGCTTTAGACATCTTCGTAATGCCTTCGCGCAACTTTGAACGGCCATCCTCGTCAAAGACGATATTCTTAGGTGTAAACATTTAATTCAATTTTAATAAAGCAAAGCTACAAACTATTTCCACAAAATATTACCCTCGCATATCGTTCCGTACAAAGACAAAAACATATTTAAGTCGTAAATATTAACTAAGCCGCTTTGGTTTATGTCGCCGTCTAAACAGCCAGCAGAGCCCCAGCACGAAAGGATAAGCATAAGGTCAGAAATACCAACTACATAATCGCCATTGCAGTCGCCCAAACAAATAGGGTAGCCGCCAAATAAACCCGCACGCTGGTAACTCAACATATCGTGCATACGGTCCACCTGACCAGGCGTAAAGTGGTGACGACACGAGTCAGGGTAGTAATCCATATGGTTGTCAGCAGTATAATTATATAAAGACTCGGGACACATAGGAGGGTCACATTCCCATTGCAACTTAGTAGGAGGAGTATCGCAAACGAAATCTCCCCAAACGTCGCAAGGCAAGCCGCCGTCATCACCACAGAAATTTACAGATTGGAAAACGTGATGAAGACCGCAGTAATGACCCATCTCGTGAGTCAAAACTTTGTTCTCGTTATTGCGAGGGTGAACACTGCCCAAACCGAATATGTCCGAACGCAACCAGATACCGTCGCGAGCATTCGTAGCAGAAGCCGTCACGTAAGACCATCCCAGTATCCCAGCGCACATCTTTGGTATCACATAGATATTACAATGATAATTAGGGTCCCAGTCAGGAAGAGATAAGTCCGTAGCTAAAATACTGTTCTGAGTACCGAAAAAAGGAAAGCACCAATTGCCGTTAGGATTAAAAGCATAACTGTCATACCAACTGTAATCCTCCAAATCTTTATAGCCGACGTGAACCAAATCAACCGATATCATAGCCTCAGACATATCAGCATTTAAATCAGCAATCGCTTCCTCAACATACTCCTCGCTAAACCAACCCCCCAAACTGTCCGAATAACAAATATGAACCGCAACAGGTATCTCCTTCCATTCGTTAGAAATACGAGAAGAAGGAAATAAATAAAGAGAAGAATCATACGAAGTGCCGCAAACGTCTTGTGAGAAAACCACGCACGGGAAAAAGAAAAAGAAAAGTAAGAGCCGCATATTTTTTTTGCCAAATTACAACACAACATCACCAATGTAGAATGTAGACTTTTTTCCCTATATATATATATGGACAATAACTACTATATATATTTTTCTTGAACTCTTATAGTAGAGAGTAAACTTAACATTCTTAACACTTCACTCTATAACTACCATAAACACTAGGATTTTTTTGTGTAGACTTTTTTTAAACTCTACATTTTAGTGTAGACTCTCTACACTTTTGGCCTAAATCAACGAAATTTTTTACCCCACAAAAAAGACGGGCAAGAAAAAAGAGGCCCCCAGACCTCTCTTAACTCTACAACTCTACACAAAATAAACAACCAATTACATATCGCCTTCACGCATATCAGCTAAATTAATAGCGTCGGCAATCATCGATATTTTCTCAGAACGCTTCTTCATTTTGTAATAACGAGCAGCCTGAGCAATACCAGTTTCGCCAGGTAAACGGTCGTTAACTAAACGACCATCCTTTACTTTTAATCCGTACATCAGTAAATCTTTAAGTTCAAGCTGACCAAGCCAAAAAATAAAATAAACTCTGAATGGTCAAACTCAGAATCCCTAGGGTACCAAGACCAGCCAAAACAAAAACCGATGTGAATGCGGTTATGAATAGAAAGCTCCCAGGACATAGTCAAAGGTAATTCTTTTTCGAGATACCGAAAGCAAGGGGGCTATATATACACATTACGCGACGCGCCTCGAAATGGAAACCGATTTTTTATTCGGGGGAGGGGGTCGGGATTGCCGAGCGTTGTCCCGATTTTTTGGCGTTTTGCCTGAGCGGTTCGAACCGCCTGTTCTGCACCGATTGATGGCACGGCACACGCTCCGACGCAGTGTCGAGACCGACACGAAATCTCAGGGATGCAAGGGCGCAACCTTGCACTCTCTACGAAAGGGAGAGAGAGGGAGCCTTCCCTTAACCCCTACCCTTCCCCTTCCGCGCTCAAATGAATTGGGGGCAACGTCTGATGCCCGCTCTGTGTGCTCTGCTTGAATCGTTCTGTGGTGCAGTTGGCGTCGATGCAATTAAAATGAAGATTTCTCCTGATTAATTAGGATTGAACGGATATTAATAGTATATTGCAGTCGGAAAGAACCGATTTTAAACGAAAATAACACTAACTCGCTGATAATCAGCACAATAACAACAAGATGAAGAACTTACAAGACCTTATGTCCCTGACTACCAAGTGTTTGGAGCAATCTATCAACCGACACAACTCAAGTGAGTGGTTCGTGTCCTTCAGCGGTCACGTCAACCGACTGGACATCTCCTTCTACCTCGGTGGCTGGGACTTGGCTGATGGCAAAGGACGGGACAAAGACAGGTGCGATGTGTACCTCGACGAGGCGGGCATCCAAGAGGCGTATTGGTTCATCACCAACCGCCTGTAATCCACCAAGGGGTCGCAGTCGGTGCGCGTGGGGTTCGAGTCCCCAACTCCTTCAAATTTAAATCGGGCAAAAGCCCACAAATTCAATTGCCGTGAAAAAGCAAACATCAAACAAGGTCGCAACCACCGCAAAGGTTGCAGAAGGTACTAAGTCAAACGCCAAGGCAGTGTCGGCTCCGACACAATCTGCTGAGGTCAAGGCTACGCTCAAGGCGTTGCGAGCAACTGCTCCGATTGTCAAGTTGAACGAGAGCATCAAGAAAGGCTCGGTGGAGATGTTCCACAAGTCGCTGAAGCTGGGCACGTTGTTGTCGGCTCGCTTGGATGCGTTCAACGCTCCTGAGTTCAAGGCGTTCATCAAGGCTGATGGTCGCAAGGTGAAGGATGAGCGGGAGCGGTTGTGGGATGCCATCGAGATGAGCAAGTCCTACTTCCACCGCCACGCCACTGCGGGCAAGTTCCTGATTGGCGATGCTGACTCGGGTGCTGAGTTCGTCCTGTATCGTGATGCGATGCTTGCCTTGGACGAGCGATGCGCTTTGGACGTGGATGCCTACAACGCTTGGATGAAGGATGAGAAGCCAGCGGCGGCAGTCCCTGTGAAGGAGGAGTCGGTTGCTGAGGGCGAGGCTGATGGTGAGGTCGAGGGCGATGAGGCGTTGGAGTTCACCGATGAGGAGATGGCGGGAGTCGCTGCTCAGTTCGTTGTCTCGACTGATGCGGTGAGCGGCTCGATTCACTTCAACGACGATTCAACGAAGAAGGCGGTC